CACTTGAAGAGAAGTATCGTTCAATGTATTCGTGATGTTCGTCAAAGCGGTTCTATCACAAAAGGCGAACAAGAATACATGGAACAGATCGGTGTAAATCCATCAAAGATTCAACGCCTTCTTAGAGAGTATGTAAAGGCTGAAGAAGCATCAGATAACTGGGATGTTTCAGATCTCTACAGCTTCGTTGACGATCTCGTAGTTGAACTTACTGAAAAGCATAAGGTTGACGTGAAACGTATGGAACTGCAAGGTTTCGACCCAGACTATATTGGTAACATTACTTATGACACAAAAGTAGCATTAACACACAAAGAGGAATAAAATGCCTATTGTAGAATACAAACACCATATCAATCATCTGGGTAAAATCGAGGTTCCCGGATGGGTCATGGACCGCGGTTATCACTATCGCGATTCAGACAAGACATATCTTGGTTGGGTAGAAGATAGCGCTGATCGCGAATATCTGATTCCAAATGACGTTGTTCATTTAACGAAAGCAGAAGCTGTAACTCGTCATTTAGCCATACACGCAGCCAATCCTTTTAGATGGGATTCTGACGGTGCAGGTAACGTACTTGAGCCTGGTGAGGAAACTGGTGGTGCAATCATGTCAACTAAAGCCGTCACAGATCAAATTGAAAATTGGTACGACCAGATTAAAACAAACAACGGTGAATAATTTATGCAAGAGATTATGGTAGCTGAAAAGCTAGATGACATGGAAAAAGATGAATTGATCGAAGTCTTTATGAGATTAAAAATGGAAGAACCTGAAGCCTTAGAGGCTATAATGGAAATTCTAGACGATATTATCTAATTCTGAAAACATATAAATAGTCAAAAGATTTTTTAACGTCGGAGACTATTTATGGCGGTACCTGCTAGCAGACAAGATCTGATTGACTACGCAAAACGTAGACTCGGTGACCCAGTACTTGAAATCAACGTCGACGACGATCAGTATGAAGATCGTGTTGACGAGGCGCTTCAGTACTGGCAGCAGTATCACTCTGACGCGTCCTATAGAACTTATCTGAAGCATCTTATTACGCAGACAGATAAGGACAACGAATACATCGCAATTCCAAGTAACGTCCTAACAGTAACTCGACTGTTCCCGACGTCTTCATCTTTTGGAACATCATTCAATTTCTTTGACATCAAGTATCAGATGATGTTAAATGATATTGCTGATCTACAGAATTTTGCAGGCGATCTCGCTTATTACGAACAAATGCAGCAATACCTTTCTCTTCTTGACATGAAGTTGAATGGTACAATGCAAGTGTCAGCCTCACGGCATCAGAACCGACTGTATATCTTTGGCGATTTTGCTGACGGTGATATACAGGTCGGTGAGTATGTTGTCATGGAAGCCTACACGCTTTTAGACACCGGTAACAACACAAATATATGGAATGATCAGTGGCTTAAAGAATATACAACTGCTCTCTTCAAAGAACAGTGGGGCATGAACCTTATGAAGTTTGAAGGTGTACAATTACCCGGTGGAGTTACATTTAACGGTAGACAGCTGTTTGATGACGCAAGAGCAGACATAGAAAGGCTTAAAGAAGAAATACGAATGAATTGGGAAATGCCAACTGATTTCTTTATAGGATAACTTAATGGCCCGCAATCGTTATTTCTCAGAAAAAGTCAGATCAGAAATAGAACTCTACGAAGATCTCGTTATTGAGTCTCTAAAAATATATGGTCAAGACGTTTATTATCTTCCGAGAGATCTTGTTAACGAAGACACTCTACTTGGTGATGATCCTACATCAAAGTTTCCGCAGTCACATAAGATTGAAATGTACATCGAAAATATCGATGGCTTTGACGGTGAAGGAGATTTGTTTACAAGATTTGGCGTTGAGATTCGAGATGAAGTAACTCTTGTAGTTGCAAAGCGTAGATTTGAGGCTCAGGTTCGCAGGCCTGATAACGACATTACAGTTGATCGACCAGCCGAAGGCGATCTTGTCTTTATTCCTCTTACAAAAAAGATGTTTCAAATCGGCCATGTAGAGCATGAGCAGCCATTCTATCAAATTGAAAATCTGCCTGTGTTTAAATTGCGCTGTACTCTCTTCGAATATACTGGTGAAGACTTCGACACAAGTATTGATGATATTCAGGCAATTGAAGAAACAATGACCTACCAGTATTTGGTTAAGGTTAGAGCGCCAAAAGACGCTACAGCGACAGTCACTATGGACAGCTCTGGTGTAGCTACAATATCTCTTGTTAATGGCGGTCGCTACTATACTACAGTACCTACTGTTTCATTTATCGGTGCAAATGTAATTGATTCAGCCTCAGCAACAGCTACAATTGATAGTCTTGGTGCGGTTGCAACAATCACGCTGGATAGCGGTGGTATATACACAGTTCTGGATGATTCTGCTCCAACAGTACAATTTACTGGCGGTCAAATTGTAGAAAGCAACTATTCAATAGGAGACACCGTAGAACAAACGCTTTCAAGCGGAGTTAAGATGTCAGGTGAAATTCAAAGAGTTGTTCTTGATTCTGCTGGTGATTCTTCTCGAATTATATACCTTGCGCATGTTGGCGCAGATGATGGATTATATCATTCATTCTCAGCTAACACGTCTATCAAAGCTCCATTTACAACTGGTACTCTAATAAATAGAACTAACAATACAACAAACGGATTGATTATTGAATCAGTAACTGAAGATAATAAAATTTCTGAAACAGAGCAAAATCAGACATTTAGTTCTATTTCTGATGATTTCCTTGACTTTACAGAAAACAATCCGTTTGGCGATCCGGAGAATCAGTAGTGTTTGGTACCTATTTCTATCACGAAAAGATTAGAAAATCAGTCTCACTGTTTGGTAGATTGTTCAATAACATCTATGTGATTCGTAAGAATGCCTCAGGCGGCGTGCTGAACCAGCTCAAGGTTCCGCTCGCGTACGCGCCGCGTCAGAAGTTTTTAGACAGAGTTAGAGAAAATCCTGAATTGCTTGGTGATACAAAGGTAGCGATTAAGCTTCCTCGTATGTCATTTGAAATTACAAGCTTTACATACGATAATACTCGACAATTAACAAAGCTCAGTAATTTTAAGGCAGCGGGATCTTCGACATCACAAAGGCAGAAGTTTTATTCTCCTGTTCCGTACAATATTAATTTTCAATTAAACATATATGCCAAAAATCAGGATGACGCGCTACAAATTGTAGAGCAGATTATACCAACATTTAATCCACAGTATACATTAACAATTAAACCTTTTCCTGACGAGTATCCAGACTTTAAAGAGGATATTCCAATTATTATACAGAGTCTCGCATTCCAAGATGATTTTGAAGGGGCACTTGAGCAAAGAAGAACAATTATATATTCAATTGATTTTGAAATGAAAGTTGCGTTCTATGGACCTATTTCTTCAAGCGATATTATTCGCACATCAAAAGCTCAGGTATTTTTACAAAATCAGGGTGCTGGACTAGATTCAGATATTCTTCTTGAAACAATTACAACAACACCGAATCCAACTTCAATTATAGGCATGCCTGACAGTGACTATGGATTCAATACCGATGTCGCTTTAGCCTTTGGAGATAGCTCATGACCATTACACTTAGAAACACGAAAGGAACTCCGCTCACCTTCAATGAGCTTGATGGCAACTTTACAGATCTTGAAAGTCAGATTGAAGGCCTACCGGATTCAGCACAAGTTATAGGACTTATTGACGAAAACGCTCTTGATTCAGGACGGGCTACTCGTTTAATAGATTCCGCTTATGTCAACGCAAGAGTTGATGCTACTAATTTCCTAGACTCAGCAGAAGCATTAGTGTTAATTGACGAAAACGCTCTTGATTCTGGAAGAGCAACGGCACTTATTGATTCTGCTTATGTACGGCTTCGTCAAAGAGCTGCAACCGATTCTGCAGCAACAATTACTTTGATTGATGAGCATGCTCTTGATTCAAGTAGAGCAACATCACTTATCAATACCGCATATGTGCGTGCACGTCAGGATTTTGCTTACGGCTCTTTAACAGGTACGCCTACAATACCAGCAATAGATACTGATTTTGTAGATTCAGCTCGTGTAATTCGATTAATTAGTAATGAAGCTCTTGATTCGGATCTTACGATTGCACTTGTAGATTCCGCTTATATTCAACTTCGTGATAGATTTCAAGATTCAAGTCTTGTAACATCAACTGTAGACGCAACATATGTACAAGCAAGACAAAAGCTTTTAGATTCTTCGCTTACAACTCAATTAATAGATTCGGCTTATGTTCAACTTAAAAGCGTTGGATCTACCAACGAAGGCGGTCTTACTCTTGGCGATGGTGCTTCAGATTGGACAATAACCGTTGATGGAAGTAACAATTTGGTATTTAGTTACGGTGGTACAGCAGTAGCTAAAATTGCAAGCGACGGGCACATCACATCAGTCGATGATATCACAGCATTTGGTACTATCTAATGGCACTACAGTCTTCAGGTCAAATTAGTTTAAATCAGATTCATGTTGAGGGCGGTGGTACAACAGGCACTTCCACCAATATTAATGACACTGACATAAGAAATTTGATTTTCAGATCATCAGGAGCTTCCATGTCTTTTAGCGATTTTTACAGTAGAGGCAGAACAAACGGATTATTTCAACTGCAAGAGATTACCGTATCTAATTTTATTACTAGTGGTGGAACCTTTGAAATACCAAGCGGCGCTTATCTTTGGTCAAATGACACTACAGTTGCATCTCTCATAGTTGATATACCTTGTACTATAATAAACAACAGTATTATTATGGGTAAAGGCGGCGCTGGAGGAACTGTTGGCTCAACCGCTGGCGGTGCAGGTGGACCAGCGATTAGTATAACCTCAACTGGAGTAACTATCACTAATAACAGCGGCTCCTATATTTTAGGCGGCGGTGGTGGAGGTGGAGCAGCAACTCTTACTGGAGGAACTTCTGGAGGTGGTGGTGGCGCAGGTGGCGGAGCTGGCGGAGCGGGGACCACATACTCATCTGGAGCTGGAGGAGGAATAGGTCAAGTAGGAGTTGGCGTGGGTGCTACTAACGCCGGTGGTGGAGGCGCTGGAGGTTCTTCTGGTGGAGGTCGTCAAGTACCAGGAGCCGGAGGAGACTTTGTTGCTCCATTTGCAAATCCTTCGCCAGCTGGGATAGGCGATGGAGGAGATGCAGGTGTAGCTGGTGGAGAAGGCGGTCTTGGATCAAATTCAA